GACTTTTCAAGACATTGCTGAAATTTCAAAGCAACGTCTAATAACAGCAGAACTTTGTGAAGACATGCGTGCTGCTGCTGACTATCAGTTGGAGCAGGCTCAAAAAGAGCTCGAGGATTTCTTAGAAGAGTTCTCATGCCGAGGTCACAGTGCTGACGCGATTCTGGACCTTAGGGCTTTTGTTAATAACTTCAAAAACTACTACCGCATCCCTCAAAGCAAATGATCATCATCACCAAAATCGAAACAGGCATTTTTAGGGCTGATTTCAAAAACGCTGTCCAAGACAGAACAATTGGCAGCATCTTTTCTGACCAGCCTGCACATGGCATCGCTCAGGGCTCATCCCGTCATTACTCCGCTCGATTCCAGCCTTCACCCGACTCAGAGGGTTTTGTCTATTCAGGTTCGCTTAAAGCTTGCAAGAAGTGGCTAACCGACATGGGTTCAATCCTCGGCTGACCATCGGGGCTTCGGCCCCTAAATATTCACGCCCGAGCGATTGGGCACCTTACTCAAAACAATGAAAACCCTCACCACCCTTCACGACTTTGACACCCTCCTTCAGTTTGCCACCGAGATAGTGGCTTCAGGAACCAGACAAGAAAGGTCCAATGTTCTCAATCGATTTAACCCGCGTGAACAATGCGTGGTTCATCCTCAGAGCGTTGTGCTACGGAACATTGCCCGAGCGATCAAGGTCAATGGTTCTTGGGAAGCATGCTCCCCTCTGCTTAAGCAATCGATTGAAGCAGAATATTTTATTACGGGGACTGACTCATGAGGAAGCACCCCTTGACACATAAAAAAGTTTTGGAGTTAATCAATAACCACAGACCTTCAGACTACGTCTATCGCTGTATGCAGGCTGCTTACGACTTAGGTCGTGATGAACGGTTGACTGAAGTGATGAAATGGCTAGACAAAAACATAGCAAATTACCACTACAGGCACTATTACGACACGGGTGAATATCCTAGGCCAAACCGGCGATGGGACAAATTAACCGAACATTTAAAAGAAGCAATGCGCCCACAGGAGGACTCATGACTAAATTGCATTTTTTTCAATGTTATTTTACTGGCCCCCCTCCAGAGCCGTTCAAAAATTGGCCAGAATATATCAAGAGCTGCTGCTCTGGCGACATTCCTTTTCTGCATGGCATTGAGATTAAAGCCCGTAAATGGAAAGTAGAAGCCATGCGCCCAACATCACAGGAGGAATTATGATTGATGAAAACGAATTAAAACGCAATTTAGATAAAGCTCTTGAAGCCCAACGCGATGCGTTTGCAAAGTCAATAGATGCTGCTTATGAATTTGGGCTTAAGCAAGGCCGTGATCCCATACTCCAAATCAAAGGAGTCGAAAGTTTCGATGCAAGCAACAGAAACGATGTAACCATCTACCACACCAGGGAATCTAAAGGCACTTTGGATATATTTGGAGAAAGACAAATAATCGTCGATCTCTCAATCTGGCCTAATCGATGGGTTCGATTATGGGCCACTGTATTTTTTAATTCAAAATGGGAAAAGAAGACTCATGACTAATAAAAATTCCGACCCACTGTATTTATGCGCTTGCGAAATTGCAGCTTGTATCAATCAATTTGAAAACAACAAACACTACATTCCTATGAAACTGAATGAACTCAACACTGCCGACTTTCCAACGTTGGCGTATCACGTTCGACGAAGAGTCGAACAACTAATTAAAGAACAAGACTATGCGACTATGTCTGATGAGCTGGCAGACGTAATCGAAGGCGACCTACTGCCTGCATTGAAAGCACTCGACTTCAACTCGAGCCCTTAGCTACTCCATAAAAAAAAAGGACAGGATCTCACCCCTGTCCTACTCAATCCACTCATCGATATCTAATCAACAAGTCAAGGGTTCTCACGCCCTCGCTAAGACTTTAGTTCAAAAGCGGAATCTAAAGAAAAAGGCAACGATGGAGCGCTGCACGACCCAGTGCCCCCGAGGGTGCCTAAATTTAGTGAAAGCTGGTTCCCCCCTGGTTAGGTGGCTACCTTGCGCTATCCAAAACCTATACACGCATGTCTCTACAACGTGCGATGTACTCCGCTGTGAACTGTTTCACAGGGGTGCATCTTTGGTCAACTTATGCCTCAGAACCTGAAATCCAACAAGCCAATGAAAACCTTCGAGTGGCAGGGAATCCTGCCCGTTTTTTCAAGAAAGGAGCTTTCAAGCAAATCTCTTTACATACTTCAAACGGATGACACGGCGTTCATCGCCTTCAGTCGTGACACAGCCTCTACCCAGCCGTTCGACCTAGTCCCCGAGACTAAAGACGCGCATCGTTTTTCTACCTTTGAGAGAGCTTTAAGCGTCAAGGTAGAGCTATTCAAACGATATAGAGAGCACACAGAAATTGTGGTGGTTTAAAATGGTCAAAATACTAAAAAATGTGAAAGGCCATATCCATGGTCTTTTTTATTTTTGGACTTGCTTTCTGCTGGGAGTCTGCTTGGTAAGCATTGTTGGGATGGGCGGCTCACCGGCAGTTTTGTTTGTCCCCGGTCTATTTTACTTACTAAGCAACCTCGTCGGAATGTTGTATTTAGTATTTCTTGGTTTTAAATTGTATTCAATTTTCAAATCTAATCAATGGCAGTAAAAACAAGGCTTGCACTTGCTTGCTTGAAATGTGGATCAACAAATAACATTTCAACAAGCATCAAAGTATCAAAGTCAGGTCGCCGCATCCGCCGTTTCCGCAAATGTCAGGATTGTGGGCATTGTTTTCGCACTACTCAACTTGCAGAACTGCATGACGATGACGGCAGAATTTGGAAACAAAATAAGGATATAGGCAAAGAAGGCTGCAGTAACCCCAATTCTTATTTTACAGAAAATAATATCCGTGCAATAAGAGATGCCTATGAGCTAGAAGACTTCGACTATGCAGTGCTTGCAACCACATACGGCTGTCATCCCGACACAATTCAGCGCATTGTGAAACGAGTGACTTATAAAAACGTGGTGTAGCAAGTTAACAACCGCGCCAATAAAGTCTAAAATGTCAGACATGTCGTGATTTAACTGCGCCCTCTGCCATGGTTGTCCACAGACCCTTAACTGACCGCCAGAAAATAGCAGCAGGTTATCTTGCTGGTGGCATGCCTGTTCGCACAGTGGCGCATCGCCTGCACATCGGGGAACGTGCAATTTTTAGGTGGAAGAAGCGCCGGGATTTTCAGCAGGAGATCCGGCGACTACAGGCCGAAAACCTCTCAATCTCGACCGCTACTAATCTCGCTTTGCTACCTCAAGCTATCGAGGTATTGCAAGCGATCATGCATGATGGTGAGCAACGCGCCTCTGATCGAATTTCAGCAGCTCGCACGTTGATGGCAGGTGCTGAAGCGCACGCAGAAAGGAACGCTTTAGAAAGCCAGATTGTGGACCTAGAGAAACAACTAATGGCAACCCTTGCCATCAACCTGCCTGAACCCGAGGACGATGAAGACCTGAATGATTATGACGACGAAGAGGCTTCCGCTCCAGAACGCGCCTTGGTGGACATCACCCCCGAGATTCAGTAATGACAAGCAGTCTCGGTGGTCTACGCCGGCGCGTGGAGCGTATGCAAGTCGAGTTACAGAAGAGGCAGGAGCGTAACGCTCGTTTTTCCTCCAGTAAAAAAAACGTCAATATACCGGATGTTGAGAACTGGGCTGATTTCGCATCTCAGACTTACATCCGAACTGCGGGTACTGTCTTGCCGTTCGTGCCTTATCAATACCAACGTGAACTTATTAGGTCAATTAACGAGCATCCAAATACAATTGTGTTGAAGTCCCGGCAGACAGGCATCAGTGAGACCATCTGCAACTATTTACTATGCCGCACTCTTACAGAGCCTGGTTTTGCTGCTGTCACGTTCAGCAAAACTCAAACAGATGCGAGTGAGCTTGGTAAGCGGGTTCGCGCTATGGCTAATAGCATCCAAAACACTTCGTTCAAGTTTTTAACAGACTCAAACACACAGTTAAGCGTTGTAGGTGGGGGAACTTTATTCTTTTTACCTGCAACAGCACGGGCAGCCCGAGGTATCCCTAGTTGTTCAGTGTTATTTTTGGATGAGGCTGCATTTCTGGAGGGTGCGCAAGACATTTATTCCGCTGCAATGCCTACTTTATCGATGGTGGGCGACGACGCAAAAGTGATCGTGGTTAGCACCCCAGGGACAGAGACTGATTTTTTTGGTGACCTTTGGTTAACGGAAGAGGGTGATTGGAACAAACAAAAAGTTCATTACCATCAGCATCCGGTTTATTCAAAAGATCCTGACTGGGCAGATAAGACGCGAACCTCACGGCGCATGACCCTTGCGGCATGGAACCAGGAGTATGAGCTTCAATTCGGCGCGACTGACAGTCAGGTGTATCCAACGAAGTTAGTAGATAAATGCGCAACAGGGAAATTACTCGAATGCGGACTGGTAAATCGGAGCTATGTTTTTGGTGTGGACCCCGCTGCCGGCGGAGCAGACGCATTCGTAGTCATTGTTCTCGACATTACTGATCCAAGATGTGCAGAGGTAGTAGCGATCCACCAAGAAACCGGAAAAAGCACCGATTACAACCTGAAGAAGGTCGCGCAGTTAATCGAAGATTGGATGCCCACTCAGATTGCGGTGGAGAAGAATGGGATCGGGCAAGTAATCGGGGAGGCATTGATAAATTTCTTCCCGGCTTCCATGATTAGCCTTCGTAACACCTCACGCCCGAGCAAGATCACTGACACGGATCGCATTCTTTTTCTTATGGAGCGGGATGGCATTCGGTATCCGCAGGGACCGCTTGCACAGGAATTAAAGTCCTTTCGCCAGAGTGAATCAGGTGCCCGAGAAGCATCTACAGGGCGACACGACGATTTAGTGATGGGGTTAGCCCAGGCGGTGGCTTTAATCCCCGACACCCCACCCATGGCAAGCTTCTTCGATCATATTTAAAAAGATTTTTTATTTAGATCAAGGAGATCACCAAAATTGGTAACTATAAAAGCTTCTCGTTCGATGAGATACCTAGATAGAGCTTTCAAACTCTGGAGATCATTGCAGTCTTCAATTAGCTTATGCAGTTTTAACCTGCCAATGATTGAGGTAGCCATTAGCCGCAACCAATTTTGTCTAATTCTAGGAATGGGCAGTGCAGAGCTGAGCGCTGTAAGAAGTGTGCATGCGCTACAACACTTCATAAATAGAGGGTCAAACTCACTTCTTTGATCTATTTACCTCATTCTTCAGCTTAGTAACGTCATTCTTTAAACCAATAATGTCATTCGCACTAGACTGAAATCAACGAGATTCGAGGCGCTATTACTACAAATGTCGGACTCGTCAGTTAATAACAGCACCCCCCGCTTTGATGATGTTGAGGTTAGAAACGACGGTGCGTTAATAAATGCTTTAACTGGTATGGGGGTGCGTGGGAAAGACTCTTCCATGTCTACGTACTCCGCACAACCACGGCAGTTGGCGCAGGTTGAATTAGAGGCTCTCTACTACGCCGCTATCCCTCGACGCTACGTAGATGCTCTACCTGAGGAGATGTTGCGCCATATACCCACAATTACGTTGGGGGGTGAAGACCCAGAAGAAAATCAGAACAAGATCAACGCATTCGAGGAGGAGCTTAAATACACAAACTGGCCTTCAGCTTTATGTGAGGTGATGAAGCTGCAACGCTTATACGGGGGCGCAGGCATTGTCATGCTTGTGGATGACGGACTGCCTCCTGAAGAAGAAATCAATATTAACAAAATCCGCGCAATCAAAGGATTTGTACCTCTTTCTCGCTACGAATTAATTCCTTCTGAAGTAACTATTACTGACTGGCGCAAACCAAATCACTACCTGATCACGACATCACAGCGACTAAACCCCGAGCAAACAGACCAATATTCAAATATCAAAATCCATGCATCACGAGTAGCCAGATTTGATGGTCTTCACCTTGCATGGCCGCAACGCTCAGCTAATACGGGTTGGGGCTTATCGGTTTTACAGCTTATTTGGGATGCCTATCGCAGATACGAAGTAGCTCTTAATGGAATGGAGGAGTTAGGCAAGCAAGCTTCTTTATTTGTCCATTCAATGCCAGGTCTTTTCCAACGTATTGCTAATGGGAACGAATCTGACTTAAGAAAACGTCTTGAAGCTAACTCTTTGAGTCGTAGCATTTATGGCGGCATAGTCGTCGATAACGAAGAAAATGTCGAATGGCTCAATAACGGATTAGGTGGACTTGCAGGTGCAACCGATCCTTTCATCAAAGATCTACAGGCAGCGACCGGATGGCCCGAGTCAATCCTGATGGGCACTTCCCCCGGAGGTATGGGTAAAGAAGGCCGCTTTGAAGAAAGAGTCTGGGCTTCAATAGTTGAAAAATGGCAGGAGAACTATTGCCGGGAGCCCATCTCCCAGATGTTCACTTTGATGATGGCCGCTCGGGAAGGCCCCTTTAAGGGCAAAGTTCCTGAATCGTGGAAGGTTTATTTTCCTAGTGTCTTCACGCAAACCGACGCAGAGAAAGTCGACATACGCATGAAGGCGGGGCAGCTTGATCAGATCTACGTGAATCTTGGTATTTTAGCGCCCACGGAAGTCAGAACTTCAAGGTTTGATGGCCCCGAGTATTCCTTTGAGACTGAGCTAAATGAGGACATCACCGAAAAGATGACCGTGCAGGCGGATCTCGCTTTTGAAAGTCAGCTTCAGAACTATCAAGCCCAGCAAGCCATGCAACAGCAGCAGGCTGCGTTAGGGCAGGCCGCGATGGGCGGTAACGACCCGGCTGCTTCAGCGAAACAACCTGGCGCTCCCACTCCAAATGGTCTAGGTGACGCACCCTCATCAACTGACGGAGCACCTCAAGCCACTCCCCCAGAAGGTGACTCTGAAGGAGGCATTGTCCTTCCTGACGAAGTTAAGAAAGACAGCCTTGATTTTTACGAAGCCCAAGGTCTACGGATTCGAGTGACTTCAATAGTAGGCGAATCAAAGATTGGTTATTTATGCATGCCTGATGGGCAGAGAGTAGATACAGCAACACCAGATTCACCTTTAATGATCTTTGGCCCCAATCGCACCCGAGCGTACAAGTTGTACCGCAGTAGATTTGAATGTGACGGTCTTCTTCATGACGGGCCGTATGTAACGGGCTTTGCTCGTATGAAGACTGCCAAGCATGCAGTGAGCGAATTTTTTCCGAGCCAGAATATGGTTGGTCTCTCACCCATCAATGATGCTGAAGCTGAATCACTCCGTGCTGGCTGGGAGGCTTACTAATGGCTAAGACAAAAGGGGTCAAAAACTGTACCGCTGGGAATAAAAAATGTGGAGCCCGTTGCATTCCTCAAATTTGGGATTGCCGATTAAAGGGCGAAGGTAATAATAAAGAGCTAGCGGCGAGCAAAGTTCTTGATCCCTTAGCCACCCTTGCTCAAATTCAGCGCGGGGGCACTCGCATCTTTAAGGGTGTGAGCAAAGGTAATTTCTCCGAGATTGAAGGGGGCCGCAAGCAATTAATTCGTACCGTATCTCGTAATTCAAAGGGCGAGGGTGGCCGGGAGTTAACCCTTAAAGAGAAGAAGGAGATTACTGATCGTTTAATAACAGGCACAGCAATTCTGGGCACCGTCTTAGGCGTCCTAGCTGGTGGAGCAACTGCTCACAAAATCTTGATGCGTGCGCCGACATATAGGTCACGCATTGGTAACAGTATTAATAATTCACTGAATGATGCTCAAAATAGCCTTCTCGACTCGATTCCTTTAACTGGGAACCGTCGTGGTGCCACCGCAACTGCAGCCCGAGCTACAGGTGGAACGGCAGTACGTTTAACTACGCCTGACTTAAAAAGCAATAGGGCTGCAGTTTTAGGGGGATCAGCGCAGCCACCTAGTGGTCCCGGTTCGGACGTGGTCCGGCAGATAAATAAGATCAGGATTGACACCAGTAGACCCGCAACTCAGGTCGAAGCCGAGAGCTTGAAGGCATACCTTGGCGCGAAAAGGAGAGTAAGTGGCGATGCCGCCAATCCGACCTACATCAATGCACATGCAGAAGCCTCTGCGCTGCAGACCATTAGTCGTGCTTACGGTATTGAAGTACCAAACACCGGTCGCTCAGCTGATTTCAAGAAGGCGGTACTTGCAGGTATGGAGACAAGGATTACGGCTGAACAGTTTGCAGTTAGTTCCGATCTAAAGCAGCGGGGTTACACCCTTTCCAATCCCGAGAGCAAGCAGCAATACGTCGACGATATTTTTGGTGGTGACTCCTTGAAGGAGGCGCACGCCCGTCAATTGTTGAGTAGCAAACAACCTTCGAGCATTGCTAAGGGTATTTACGATTCTCAAGTAGCAGGTTGGGGGAGCTTTTATGACTCGATGGCCGACAGCATTGGAGATGACTTAGGTCGTTTAGGTCGAGGGAAACCATTACTGGCAGATCAAAACGACATAGTCCAGATTGCGAGAGTCAAGCATGCTGAATTTCTTGACCGCAATATGCCTGTTAGTCCTGGTGGTCGTATCAATCGGCTGAACGGTGCTTCTACGCAATCTTCAGTAATGAAGCTCACGGCAGTGGAGTATCACGCAAGAAAGAATGGCGCTCGTACTGAATGGACAGCCCCTAAAGCATTAGTAAGAAGCGCGGCACAAGAACTACGGATAAGCACGGAGAACTTTAACGATGCATTCATGGAACTCAGCAAAAAATTCCAAGGCTTACGTGGTGAAGTTATTTTCCCAACCGGGGTAACCCGGCAAGCAAAGGAAGCGCTGACTGCTGGCTTCGGCTTTACAGATCAAGAAGTCATTCTGAACATTTATAAATCGCTGCGAAAGGAGAGAAGCACCCGAGTCAGTTCAGTAGAGATCATGCGTCAAGCGATTGCTAAGCACGCAGCTAATAAGAAGCGCCGCGATTCCGAGCGCAATGATTTCACTCCTGTAAGCGCCCGACAGGGTAAACCATGTGGGAAGTCATTCATCCCAAAGTCTCAAAAGTGCTCTAAGAGCACGACAGCAAGTTATGCGCAGCAACCAAATGTAGCACCGAAGAAAGGTACAGGCAAAGGTAAAGGTGAATCTAAGACAGCCGAAACCCTTGCAAAGATTGGCTTAGCAACCGGCGCTGTTGCTGGAGCAATTGTTGGTGGCAAAAAAGCCTTTAAAAACCGTAAGAGCATCGGTCTATACGCGGGTAATTCAAAAAGCATCGCGAAAGGAATGAACAATGCAATCGTCGGCATGAACCAGAAATCTATTACCAGAGGCATCAGCTTATTGCCAAAACAGTTTCAAGGTGGAGCATCGAAACTCTTAGGTAAAGCGAAGGCTGCCGCTGCTTATGTCGCTGCAGATGTGCAGGGCTTTGAGATGAAATCAGTCAACTCAAAAGGGAATTTCAGCACTTGGTCTACACCTGACAAAAGCCGAGTAATGAACATCGGGTCAGTGGATGACACTCTGATCGTCTTTAACGCAAAGCAAACGGGCAAGGCTGCGTTAAGGACGGAGAACGGTAAATCAGTACCGATTTACGATATGGATTTCACTACAGATCTCGGTTTTCAGCAGAAGAGCGGCGTCACCCGACAGTCAGGTTTGGCCTCAGCCAAGATGATTAAATCCATGAATCAGGCCACAGTACCTGAATTAAGTAACAACGCTTTACTCAAGAATATTCCATTCGCAGATGATGGCAAGGGGGCTCGCCGCGCTTCGTTGTACAAACGAGCAGGGTATCGCTCTTTAAATGGGCAACGAGGCAACTCTCAGTGGGCGATGGTAAATAATGGCAAGGTGGAGAAGATTCCCGATGGATACGATAGCTTTTTCGACGCTTTGATTCGAGGTAAATCATATGATGAAGCAGCTAAAAGCATGAGTAAATCTCGCAGTGACTCCACAGCACCAAGTAAGCGTAAGGGTCAGCCATGCGGTAAGTCTTATATCGGGAAGAAAGAAAAATGCACTAAGGGAAAGGGAAGTTATGCGAAGCAGCAGAAACAAGTCAGTAAGGGTAGTTCAATCAATCCGACAAATGCTCTTGTTACACTTGCTGCCGGTGCATTGCTTGCGTGGAATGTTAAAAGAATAGCAAAAGTATTACGTTCAACTTCTAACAAGGCCGCTGGTAGAAATCTTATTACAGCACAAAATATTGTTGCCGGGGCGCAAGCAGGTAGAAGAGCAAAAGCACAAGGATTTGATGTAAACCATCCATCAAATAAAGACTGGGCAATAACTGACGATGGTAATGCACAAGCTCGCATGGTGCCAGAAAATCTCAAGCAAATGAACGACTTGGGATTGTTTTCTGTACAACGTCGCTACAGCTCGAATAAAGCTCTTGATTTAGGTACGGCGGACTTAAGCAAAGCGATGCGCAGAACTAAATCCCCCGAGGCACAGAAGTTTGCTGATGCAATCGACAGACTACAAATCAAAACTGATGGTGCAGTCGTTGAACGTATGAAAAAGAATTTAAACGAAGACGCTTTGGACGCACAATCAAAAGCTCAAGTTAAACAATTTTTTGATGGAATATCGGGTAATGAATCTATCAGCTTTGGTGGGCTAGCTAGTGATAGCAAAAGCCCAGTTATCAAACCAGAAATGCTTGGAGACGATAACTTTTATTCAATATTTAGAACTCATTCAAGACCAAACAGAGAGCTT